GTCGCCTTCCGCGAGCCGTTCCAGAAAGCTACCGATCAACTGCATGAATACTACGGTGGTGAGCGGTTGCAGAAAGTTGACACTCTTCTTGAGGACATGAATGAGTATCAGCTAACGTCTGCTACGGATCACTTTGCTAGCAACCCTGCTGCTAAGTTTCTGCCCTTTCTTGATAGCGTAGTTACTCGCATACGTGACAGGGGTAGCACCTCCATCGAGCGCCAGCATTCTAAAGCTGTAGCCGATGCGTTAGATGCGGCTGCGCGGGATGCGCGAGCGCTTAGGGGCGAGTTCATAGAAGACTTCTATGCCATTGCCAAGAGAGATGTTAGTTTGTCAGAAGCGGATGCGGCCCATGTGATGCGCTACATGGCATTCAGGCGGCGCGGCCTTATGGATGAGATTCCCACTGATACGATGGCGCGGTATAGCGAACCTGACAGCGCTGTTAAGCATTACGTAGACTACTTCAGCGAGATGTACACGCGAGCGCGTGATAAGCAGATCGGGGAAGGTATGGAGATATGGCATCCACGTTTAGGCAAACTAGAGAAGGCCGGTCAAGACCCCAACTATGTACCAGAAATAATCAACCAGAATAAGTGGCGTGAGCTAGCAGGTAAAGAAGGCGCTCCTGCACGTGAACGAGCTAAAACAGAGCTTGTTGATTGGTGGGAAGCGAACATGAAAGACCCTGACATCACTCGCACTGAGATTGAGTCTTTCGCAGATCAGTACATATCCAAGCTATCGGGCAGTTCTGAACATCTTGGCTCTACACACTTCGGTGCGCTACGCAAGGCCGAGAGTGTAGGCTTACCGCTTACGTTAGATGAGAACGGTAACTTCCTGTGGATAGAGAACAGCGCAGCTAACGCCTACACGCGCTACATGAACAGGTTCTCCCGCGACTTCTCGTTCTTTAAGAATGTTGAGAACAAGCGTACTATACGCCAGATACTCGGCATAGCCGCACAGGATGGTGTGCATGAGGCAGCGCTACCGCAGGGCAATAATCCCTTCCACGTAAGGACTGAAGTAAAACCGCACCCACTTAGTCCTGACGGCGAGCCGGTGAGGATGAACGTAGAGAGAACCACCGACGAACACGTAAACGATTTCATAAAAGGCTACCTCGGCTACTACGAAGGTAGCGAGTTGTTAGGGCGCACAGCTAACAGGTTTGTTGTTAGTCATTGGCTAGGTGTTATGTCTGGCGTACGTGATGCGTTCTCGTCTTATGTGTTTGCGCTACCGCACCTGCGCGGCGTAGATATGCCGTTGATACTCACGTCAATCAAAGACATCAAACGTAACTGGGATCAGAGTTTCTTGACTGGTGTAAACGCGAAGAAAATCAATCGAATTGACTTTAATACTGAAACACATAACAAACTTGCTGATCATGTTAACAGGTGGACTGATTTTGTTTCAGTTGTAGGTGGCCGCGCATTGCTAGAGCAGTCTACACGTGCGCTACAGTTCGGCCTTGGCCGTGCCGCTGTGATGCAGCAAATGGGCCTTGCTAAAGGCACAAGTATAACTGCTGATCGTACGCTAAGACGTTTGAGTGAGATGTCGGGTGTTGATGCTAACTTGCTGCGCCGCCATGCGGATAAGGCGGATAACATGGATGCGTCACCAGAAGGCACACCGCTTAAAGATCGTAAGGAAGCAGTAAAGGAGGAACTGCTCATCCGTGAGGGTGATCGTGTTGAACTCAAGCCTGACGTAGTTGATAAGATGCTTGATCGTATGGCAGCGTCGTGGGTTGAAATGAACCAAGGCACGTACGATGTACGCGGTGTGCCGCTCTGGACATTACATGGGCCGATGTCGCTGTTTACATCACTTGCGCGGTGGAACGTAGAGAAGTTCAACATGATGAAGACGGAGATAGTTCGCCCTATGATAGACGAAGGTGACTACCGCCCATTGATAAAATCTACTCTCGGCGCTCTGTTCACAGGCACGTTGCTTATCGAAATCTCGGAGTTAATTAACAACAAGTTCCGCGCTAATCCCACAATGCTAGAGAGTGTTAGGGAAGAAGACCCGGAAGAGATTGCGTACGCTGTAGCCGATGCCCTTAACTATGCTGGTTACTTTGGCCTTGCATCTGCGCTGATGAATGACACGGCGATAGCAATATCTCGCGGACAACGACCGGGAACTGGTGGCATAGTGTTTCCTGCGTTTGACTTCATAAGCGACTCGCTGGTGGAGCCGATGTTTATTGATCTACCAGCCGCAGTCAGCGAGGGCGCACCGTTCATGCCAACGTTCGGAAAAGCTTTCCATGACGTAGTGAAGAACACGATGCAGACGTACAGGATAGCGATGCAATGGACGTTGGATAGCGAAGAGACTTCAAAGAAGAACATACGCCGCGACTTACGTATCTTCCGCAGGTTTGAGGGTGTTCGTGGAACGCCGCCCATATCGGGTATGGGGAATCGCTACCTGCGTCCAGAAACGCGAGCGTTCAAAGAGGCTGAGACGCTGGAAGAAAGTGTGGAGCGTTTACCGGCTGCGTTTGAAGAACAGCGTGTGAGGGCAAAGGGCCGTGGCGATAAGCTGAAGTCATATACATCAGGTTTGTACACGATACCCGACAAGACGTTGCCAGCAATTTCTACGCCAGAAGGTGTTGAGGAGTTCATGCGCTACAGAGACTATCTCACGCGGCAGGAGGGTTGGTTCTCCGCTAGAGGTGAGCGTTACTGGCAGCGTATCTTCAACGAATGGGCGGATAACAAGCAAATGACTGCTACGAAGAAGGCGCTTGTTAAAAGCTACGTGCAGCACTTAGTCGAGCGTGGCACTAGGTAGACTCTGCCCATTTCACCATCATAGCAAAGTCTATTATAGCAGTTTGTACGTCCTCGTCGCCGCCTTGTGCGTTAGAACCTACTAGCAATCCGCGCCCAGCTAACGGCGCTTGGTAGACATCTAGCACAGCGAAGTAGTCGTGTATTTTGCCGTCAATCAAACCGTTGTCGTCTACGTACAGTACGTCATCGTTGTCTAGGCGACACGCCATCGTGAACATATCACAGCCTATGTGACGCTGAATATCTGTATAGTCTTTAATGCAGACTTGGGATATTAGCTTTGTTGTAGGGTCTACGAGATACGCTCGCTTACTGTGATCCTCTGTATTCATAGCCCTTTGTGATAATCCTTCTGTAGATTGTCTATGCCGTACAAGTCGAGTTCGTCTTTATTGCAGACAGGGCAAAGTTGTCGATAGCCGCCGCCACGTTTCTTTGCAAGTTCTTTGATGCGTCTGCATCTGTGACACTTTCGATTTCTTGGGTCAGGCATCTCACCATATCCTCCACCACTTCGCCAGTGGCAAGCAGTCTTCGGTGTTCCTTGCTGCACGCTCTTGCGCCTCGGCTAGCTGACTATCTGTAAACAGATATGCTACAGGAGATCCAAACACACCTTGCAGGTACGCAAGAAAGTATGATTTGTTAGCTGCAATATGTTTGTTCTTGTTTTTGACAGCCGTTAGCCGCCCCAGTTTTATTCGTTTATATGTCTTCATATCTATTTTCCCACGCTTCTTCATGTGCGGCTTCTTCGGTATCAGCGAAAGCACGTTCACGCCCGCGCTTTGTGTCTTCCTCAGATGGTATGACTGTATCACCATTTTCATTTTCGTATGCTATGTCATCGTCTATCCCGCTCACCTCTGTGTGAGCGCCCTCATCAGTACCCGACTCGCCCATGATTTTACAGTCATAAGTTACGGTACTGTCTTCTGTATAATAAACGTCGGAGAATATCTCCTCGCTATTATCTAGTGGCATTGTTACTTCAAACGTGTCTTTTCTGTACATAGTGCTTATAGGTAACTAAAGGCATCCGCAGGTTTGTCTACGAGTGCTGTGTATCCACCTGCACTTCTCTTAATCTGATCAGTTGCAAGCAGGAAAGCTAGACATTGTTCAAGCTCATCTTTCGCGAGGTCATCGCAGAACGCGAGCAGTAGTTTCTTGTATGTTATGACAGTTCCTTCGCTTATGATATGTTGTAGCAACCGTCGTTGAATTTCTGCAAGTACGTTGCGCCCAGCAGTAATGTAGGCTTCGTGCATCCGCGCTTCCGTATGAGCAAGGAAGCGCATGGCTCGCTCGACTGTGGACTTCTCTATAACCATGCTGTCCGTAGTGTCTGCGAAGTGCATTATCATAGACAGCTTCAGCAGATGTACGTTCTTCCTGCCGTAGTAAGTCTCTAGTCTGTAGTCCTTGTTGACAACTTCCTGCGTTAGCTGGCCACTCTCGTAAACCTCCTTGTGGTATGCTTCAGCTTCGTCTGTAAACTTTACTGGCCCAGCTACGTCACACAGTTTCTTCAGATGCCCTATAAGATCTTTCTTCAATGCTATCTGCTCGTCGTCTATGCCGGGGAACTGCCGTAAGAAGCGAGGGCCGTCACCGTAGATCATGATGACACGCGACGTGAAGCCCTGCGATATGATCTTGTCGCTGAACGCCGTGCGTATGAAAGCTGGTGTTGCGCCGCCTAGTATATTAACGCACACGTTCTTGATAACATCTGTGCCGTGGTGCTTTGTCTTGTACGTGTAGTCGCGGCTATCATAGAACTGGTTCAGCATATTGACAATGTTATCTGTGTTCTTACGCAGGAGAACGCCCAACTCTTCTATCATAAAGCCGACAGAGAAATGCGAAGAGCGGATCTTTTTGTTGTCTCCGTTCTTGTAGAAGAAGTCACGCGCACATTCCTCGACAATGAACCGCACAAGACCCTCCTGTGTTATCGTGTCCGCGCTGATGGGGTAGAACGGTACGATCTCAACCTCGTTTGTTTTCTTCTTTGGCACGCGCTTGATGAGTGACGGGTGCTTAACAAACTCGCTCACCTGCGCTATGACGCGAGACTTACCTGCTGCCGGTGGGCCGACAAGTAGTGTGAACAGGTTAGGGTATAACGTGAACGTGTCAGGGTATAACCAAACGCGGCGCTGTAGTGCTGTCGCTATCATGCTGTAAAACCCCCAGTCTATGAACAGGTTGGGTGACTCTAAATCTTTTAAGTATTCTCGCCATTTTTCTATGTTTATCATTGTTCATACGTCCGTCATCTCTCCCCAGTTTGGCCCTATCATAGCTTCGGATCGCATCTGAAAAGGCTCGCCGTGTGGGGAAAGCATCTCTCGGTTGAGCGCACCACAGGCTATAGACGCAACCTCTTTAGCGTAGCTAGAATCACATTGTAGCAGAACGCTATCGTGATTGTTTTGCATGACATCCGCCCCTAACTCGCGGATGCGTGGGTTGTTGTATAAGTCTGTGAATGCGAGATTAGTGATACAGCCTACCGTAGACTGCGGCACAAATGCGAACGCTTCTTTGTACATGGACGGCTCGATGGTTTGTGTAAACATACGTGGGTATCCAAACAGGTTGCGTAACATACGTGTGCGTTTGAGTTCTTCTATGGTGTCGTTGTGCCACTTACGTATTTCGGGGAACAACGTGTGGTAGGTTTCTAAAAAATATGCCGCTTGCTTGTGCGCTAGGTTAACTGCGCCGTCAGACTTCTGCAAAACGTTGACGCGGAACGTCGGCGCTTTCATGCCGTAGTTGCTAGCGTGGCAGACCATCTTGGCCATGAAGTAGTAACGCTTATCCGCGCTCCAGTTATCGCTGCTGGAGATGAGGTCGCGTAGCTCCCGCCAGCGTGGCATTTTAACTAGCTCCTGCACAGGCGCTTCTGCATACGGCTTCATGTTCTCGCCCATCTCAGCAGACCAGACATCCTCAAACAGACGCAAGGCAACGTACACGTGAGACTTCACGCCGTTGTCGAACAGCCTACGGAAGTTTCCTGTGGTACATAGATAGCTTACGACAAGCGCCTCTGCACCGGCTTGGTCAGCTTGCACGAATACGTTACCGGGATCAGCCACGAACAGCTTGCGTAGCTTCTTAGGGAAATTCTGTACGTTAGTACCCCACTTGTTCAACAAGCGCCGAGAGGACAGACGGTAGGAGGTTGTGCCAGCTAGGTTGTAAGATGTTGTGATGCGCTTGTGGTCGTGCGGCTCCCACGCAGGGAACTTTAGCTGGCCGCTTTCTTTTGAAGTTGCGCGGTAGCGTAGTATAATGCTGATGATGGGATTCTCAGGATGCTTTAAGCGTAGCTGCAACAGAACCTTCTCGCTAGTGATGTCTTTGTCAGGGCGCTGGTAGCCTAAGCGTCCGTATAGATAGCTTGCAACTTGCTTGGGACTGTTAGGATTAAGCTCGCCGCCCGTCAGCAGACGCATGAAGCGCAGCAGTTCGTTTTGGTAGCGGTCGTTGTGCATCACGATGCTGTACAGCTTGTCGTCATCGTAGCGTATGCCTTGCACCATAGCGGTTAGGTACGGCACAATGCTTGCGTTAACTTGACGTATGCTATCCGCTGCCTTAAAGTTCTTGGCAGTCTCATCTATCTGAGGCTTGAGCAACGCTAGACTGATAACATCCTTTGCGTTGTACTCGAAAAGCTGTTGCTGCTGGCTAACGTTCTTAGGCTCGAATACGCCTTCGTTCTTGTGATACGGCTGGTCGGTGTACAGAGCTAGGCAATGGCCGAGCGACTTCTCAACTTCTGGAAAGAGCCGGTGGTGTGCTAGCATGGTATCGTACACGCTGGGCGGTGCGGGGATGCCGTACTTGTGCGCTAGGACGAAGAGGTCAAAGAGTGCGTTGTGTATGACTACGGTGTTGTCGCGGAGCGCTACTGCTAGGGCGCGTAGCACACGTGGCGTGTCCTCGTAGTAGTACCCCGCCATTGGCGATGTTACCATCGGCACACACCACGCGCGGTCTGCGTCGAACGAGAAACCAAAGCAGGTCATCTCTAGGTTACGATTAGTTTCTATGTCAAAGTAAAGCGTCTTGCCTTTCGCGGAAGTGAGCAGCTTGATAACTTCATCGGCGCGGGGCCACAAGATATGCTCGGCAACGGTTACAACGGGCGGCACTTTTAGATACGCTACAGCTTTCTTGACATCCCGCCCAAGCCAGAACTTACGATTGGGCCGCCGCGTCTTGCCGTGCCACCCCTTGTCGTCGCCGCCCTTACCGAATGCTGCGTCGTTCGGGTTGAAGTACGCCATGCGGTCAACAGCTTCCTGCGGTTCGTATGTTGCTACGTACGCGATGCCGTCTTCTATGAATGGGCAGCCACGCTGCTCGTCTATAGTAACGCCGCGCTTGTACATATTGAGGGCATCTTGCCCCAGCAGAAGAACAACCTTTGTGCCCTCGCGTATGTTAACTTCACCCTTATCAAGCGCGTCAGCTAGCATAACGTCGATGGCTTGTCGAGGTATGGGCATGAGCGCGTTGTAGAACGTCTGCCCAGCGTAGCCGCTGAGTAGCTGGGCGCGGTCAAAGCGCGAAGGCTTGCCTAGTACGACAGTTACACCTTTGTACGGTAACTGTGCTAGTGTATATCTTACGGTTTCCTTATTCACGTTCTTAAAACAAAAAATGCTAGATTAGTCGCGGACAACCAACCGCACAAAAAACTGAAAACCATGAGAAACAGTTTACCTAACCTAGCAAAAAACTCTAACGTATGGGCGATCAATGCGGGTGAAGGCTTGCCTAAGCAACTTTAGCGAGGAGCCAAGGCATGAACACAACCCAGTTGCATCTTAATAGCACTCTTGTACCCATACGTTAGATAAATTAAAGAGGACGTAGTGGCGATCAATGAGAAGTAATGAAATAAAACTTCCGCAACATCTTAATAGTTGCTGAGTACCACTACGCCCAACGAACATTTTAGAAGCCTCCTGCTGCTAGTGTATGCTCTTCACTTAACCGCAACACCCGTTTCAAACGGTAGTTATTGTTCATAACAGGTTCGCCGTCACTATCAAGGACAGGTGAGCCGTCCTCTGTTTTCTGTGCTTGCTGCTCAGTCTCCATCGTAACGTCGGCAGCTAGGCCAGCGTACTGAGCTACGTTAGGGTCTTCGTCGTCGAACTCTGGTGGGAGTTCTAACGCCTTGTGCAACCCTTTGATGCGGCGCATGGTTATCTCCTGAGCCTTTTCGCTGAACGACAGGTAGTCACGGAACTGCAAACCTGCAATTCGTATGAGCTTACCATCGCTGTCTTCGACTGCCTCAGGGGCTACGATCTCCCATTGCATCACTATCATAGGCGCACCGGCCTTGCTTGTCGTAAACTCGGCGTTGATTATCCGCGCCGTGTACGTGTCTTTCTTCAGATAAGGTCTTACGTTATCTGCGATCTCATCTAAGTTGATGATTGCCATATTATGTTTATGTTTATGTTAGGGAGTGTCTTGTTTATTTTCTTCTGGAGCCGCACTCCTATTGCCATCAGAAGAAAGGCGTTGGGTTAGCAGGTACACTAACTTATCGTTTGTTACTATGTTAAACAACGCGGCAGCGTCAGAGTAACCTATATCTAGCTTACTAGCTACGTTGGTTATCTGACTATGTGCAGCTTGCGCTAGCGATACGGTCATCTCTGTGTACTCTTCTTGTTCTTTGTTCATTTTAGTATCTTTCATGTAAGTACATCGTCAAGTCATCAACCGTTGTTACGTTAGCGTTGGCCGCTGCTTGCTTTAGCTTTAACAGTTTGTTCTTTAGGTTTTCTTTCCACTCGCTAGAAGACTTTAGTGAATCATCTGGCTTCTCGTAGAAGTTTACGAGTGTGTTAATCAGTTCGTCAATGTATAGCCCATCTTTTGGCCACGGTTCTTTGTTCATTATCATTTGTCGTAGTATGTTTTTGCTGTCTCTATGACTGCGTTAACGTCGTTGTCTATGTATGCCTCAGGGAACATACCCATTGGGGTTTTAGCGGAAGTGATGCCGTCGCTGTTAGTCTGGAAGACGTAGCGTGTGTTGCCCTCTTTGTCGCGCTTAACTTCTGTGAACAGTACCATAAGGAACTCTTTCTCTATGCTACCGGCGTGTTGCTTGCCTTGTACCTTAATGCGGCGCACGTTAAACGTATTGCCACTAGGCTGTACCAGCTCCACTATCTCATCAACCGCCGTGAATATCACAACAGCGTGATCGTTCTTAACCTTGTCTAGCATGGTGCGAATCTCACGGTTGTAGAAGTTCCATATATC